CATAGATGTTTGGGAGCATGCTTACATTCTTGACTACGGCAATGATAAGGTTCGTTATGTCAAAGACATGTTGAGTCTCATTGATTGGGATGCAGTCAACTATCGCATCGAAGAAATAAACACTAAAAAGAAGGAAGATAGAGGATAAAAATGTTCACTATTGTCTATAATAAATACATAGATAATAGCGAGGACATATGAAGAATTTACATTTGCAACATATCGATGAAGCCCTCTACGAGAATGGTGTAGAGGGTGCTCATAACGCTCTAGAAGCAATTCATAACATCCTTAACGGCAAAGCAAACATCAGCACTAAAGTTGATGGTGCTCCTGCCGTATTTGCTGGTTACGACCCCAAAGACAAACAGTTCTTTGTTGGCACTAAAGCAGTCTTTGCTAAAAATGCTAAACTATGTAAGTCTATGGCTGACATTGACAAGCATTATGAAGGTGGTCTCAACCACAAACTCAAAGAATGTCTAAAACACTTGCCCAACATTGGTATTCCATTCAACACCGTATTACAAGGTGACTTGCTATGGACTGAAGGCGAGCAAATGTTTGAAACTATCAATGGTAAACGCTATGTTACAGTTCATCCTAACACTTTGGTATACGCTTGGGAAGCTAACTCTGAAATGGGCAAGCGCGTTGTTAGTCGTCCTCTTGGCATTGCATTTCATACCACCTATACTGGAAACGGTTCTCTCTCAGAGTATCGCGCTCACTTTGGTGCTAATACTGGTGGCTTGGCAAGCCGAAATGTTTTCATAACTGACGTCAAACACCGTCAAGAACTTACATTTACTGAAGCTGAACGTACTGAAATAAAAGCTGCTCTTGCTGAAGCTGAGTCTCATATCAAAAACTTTGACCGCATTGTTGAAGTCATGAACATGATTCCTAAGTCTTACGTTGGTGCAGGTATCAAGTCATTTGTCAATAACTGCGTTCGTAAAGACTTCTATCCTTCTGAGTCATTCGGTTTTAACCAATACGTATCATTTGTAAATGACTACTGGAATGACAAAGTTATCCCATCTGTTGTGACTGAAGCTGCTAAGTTAACTAAGAAAGCTGGTCATAAACAACTACGTCGCGAGCTCGAAGCAATTCGCGAAGACATTGAAGCATCATTTGCTTTTATCAAATGTGTCAAAGAAGCTAAAGACTTGGTTCTGTCTAAACTTAACTCATCTGCTATGCAAGAGTCATTTGTTAAGACTGAGTCTCAAACCATGTCTACTCCTCCTGAAGGTTACGTCATTGCAACTGAGTCTGCTGTAATGAAACTAGTTGACCGTCTTACTTTCTCACGCATTAACTTTTCTGAAGAATATATCAAAGGTTGGCAGAAAAAATAATTCAAAAGTCTCTATAATATAGGTAAGCAATCCTGCTTTAACTATTACGAGACTTTATTATGCAACAACTTATCTCTAAAGTAACTTCTGAGTTTATCTCCTACCGTAATAGTCGTGTCCGCAAGTTTAACGCTAATGGACGCGACATTGTCACCAGATTATTCCATGGCGACTGCGAATACGCCGAATACATCTACACTCATACCGCATGCACTGGCCATGTAGCATCAGACAAACCTCAATACGATACAGAGCATCCGCAACTTGGTCGTTGCGAATGGAAATGTATTACCAACACTTCCGCTACAATGAAAGAATGGTGCCTCAAACAAGACTTTGACACTTTTGTATTTTGGAAGTTTGTCAATAAACCAAATGAAGTTTTACAAGAAGGTGATATGGTTACAGTTGAGATTGTTTCCATTATGTCTAAAGATGAAGCTTTGAAAAAAGCGAAGACTTCTCGCTATAATAACAATGATAAATTTATTTTTGTGAGTGATATGATATGAAATACGATAATGGCAAAGCACCTATTAACTTAGTTCCAACTGAATGTATTATTGCAGCTGCGCAAGTCTTTGGCTTTGGTGCTCAAAAATATTCAGAATGGAACTGGCGCGACGACGTTGATAATACGTCATACGGTCGTACTTACTCTTCGTTGCAACGGCATCTTATGGCATTTTGGTCTGGCGAAGATATTGATCCCGAGTTTGGTTTACCTCACCTTGACCATGCTCTTACTCAACTCATGATTTTAAAAATGCAGACCTTAGAAACAACTAACCACGAAATGGATAATCGCTATGTACGTTAATGACATCCGCAAACACTTTATCAAAGAACTTGCTGACGGTAACTTCACTTATTCACGCGATGGTTCTAAAACTATCGAAATGCTCGGTGCATCATTCATTGCTGATGAAAATGCTATCTTTGGTGAACCTAACCAAGAGTACATTGAAGCTGAACTTGACTGGTACGCCCTTAAGTCAACTAACATCAACACTCTAGCTGAAATTTATGGTAAGTCTCCTACTGCATGGCAACATTCAGCTAACAAACATGGTGAAATCAACTCAAACTATGGTTTGCTTGTCAACTCATCTAAATACTTCAACCAGTTCGAGCGCGCTTTGACTGAACTGCTTATCAATCCTGATAGCCGTCGTGCACAAATGGTTTACAATCGTCCAAGCATTTGGGTTGAATACAATGAAGATGGTAAGAATGACTTCATTTGCACTAATGCTCAAACCGTCTACATTCGCGATAACCGTTTACACATGGTATCTCAAATGCGTTCAAATGATGTTGTGTTTGGTTACAAGAATGATTACGCATGGGCACGTCATCTTATGAATGAATTCATTACTCAATACAATGAACATGCCAACCCAACTCGTCCTGAAATACGCATGGGTGAACTCTATTGGCAAGTTCAAAATCTTCATGTCTATGAACGTCATTTTGACCTCGTAAAAGATATTTAGAAAAAAAAGCAGTAAAACTACTATAACTATATAGTACAAACAAAATGCAGCCTACTCTGCCAACATGGGGTTGGTAGCCAATGCTGCCCAAAACTGAAATAAGGAAAATTCTTATGTCTAAAATTAAAGTTGCAATCGCTGGTGTCGGTAACTGTGCATCAGCTCTCGTTCAAGGTGTTCAATACTACATCGAAAATCCTCAAGATACCATTGGTCTTATGTTCCAAGAGATTGGTGGCTATTCTGCTGAAGATATCGAATTCGTAGTTGGTTTTGACGTTGATGCTCGTAAAGTCGGTCAACGTTTAAACAAAGCTTTGTATGCTAAACCAAACTGCAATATGCAAGTATTTCCACCTAACCACGATATGAGCTGTATCGCAAGTAAAGCTAAAGTATATCGTTCACCCACTCTTGATGGCATTGCGCCTCATATGAAAGATCTCAATGAAGGCATTACTTTTGTTGAAGACACTTCTACTACACCAATCACTGCTTCAGAATACCGTGATTTATTGAAACAGTATGAAGTTGACGTATTGTTGAACTACATGCCTGTTGGTGCTGAAGAAGCAGCTCGTTTTCATATTGAAAATGCTGTAAAAGCTGGTGTACACGTTGTAAACTGCATGCCTACATACATCTCAACTAAAGATGCTATGGAGTTAGAACGTCTTGCATTCGAAAACAACGTAACATTGGTTGGTTCTGATATGCGCTCTGACTATGGTGCTTCTCGTTTATCTGAAGTGTTACAGGGTTCAATCATGGATTCAGGCTTATTGGTTACACAACACATTCAAGAAAATAAAGCTTCTGGTGCTACTCAAGGCGATATGCGTCGCACTGGTCGTACTGCTAACACTGACTTCTTGAATATGGCTGTTAAAGATCGTCTGAAAAACAAGCACATCTCTAAAGAAAACGTATTGAATGGTCAAGCTGTTATTCGTGGTAAAGACATCGCTGGTCTTACTATGTACGCTGGTCCATCTCTTACAGTCTTCCAAAAGCCTGGTGCTGAGTATGTTGGTAGCGATAACAAAATTGCTAACATCGACATGGTATTTTGGGGTTGGGCTGGAGCTCGTTACGAATTGACAGCTCGTCTATCAGTTCAAGACTCTCCTAACTCAGCTGGTATTGTATTTGACGCTTTACGCTTCTGCAAAGTAGCTTCTGAAATGGGTATTATTGGTTACTTACGTGGACCATCAGCTCATAGTCAAAAGACTCCACCAGTACAGTTAAAAACTGCTGATTCTAAGTTTGAATGTGATGCTCTTGCTCGTCGCGAGTTGACATCTTTGACACGTCCTCAACTTCGTGAAAACAATCCTAAAGTTGAAGACATGACTTACACATTCCAAGCTGATGTATCAGACTATGAGTAAGGTTATCAATACATTTGACATCGATGGTGTCATCTTTATGGGTAAAGGTATCGGAGGGGTCTATCCAGGCCCCGACGATTTCATTATCACTGGCCGTTCTGTCGAAGAATCAAAATACACTTGGGAAATGATGGAAGAAAAAGGAATAACTAATTATATCTTTTTTAATCCTCTACCTTATGACCAAAAGACTCGTGAATCTTCTGGTTCGCATAAAGCTAAAACCATCAACAATCTAAGACGTGGTGGTTACATTGTAAACATTCATTTTGAAGACGATCCAATACAAGCAGACGTTATTCGAAGAGAATGTCCTGAAGTAAACGTAGTCTTATTGGTTCATGACTTAGTGGAGAAAGAAAACATCAAACACGAAGAGTGGTAAATTATGGTAACGCTACAAGAACTAAAAGATAGCCGCGATCCTGAACGGTTTGAATTTTTCAACGATTGGGTTTTAAACTTTTTTAAGCGAGAAGCTCTTCGAGAAAGCGGTCGTATCGACGAATATGTCAATGACGTAGAAAAGTTTGGTGAAGCGATGAGGCAAGAAGTTTCATTCTGGAATCCAAATCGTTCAAAACACGCTGAGGTATATTGGCTAGAAAACTTTGTGTTTGGTCAAGATATTTCTATGCGTAACAAAATTCTGAATGCAATGGCAGTAAAGTTTGTTGGAATGCCCACTCTTACTTTAGTAGCTTCTGATTCTACAGATTATTCTAAGATCATAGACTTTGACGAGTATAGAAAAGAAGGAGACTATTATAACTTTATTAATACCAATCTTGATACAAACCGGCATAAGCTGAAGGTATGGGGTGCAACTCAGCTACAAACGTCTTTACAAACTGCTGCAAGAAACTATTGCAGAGAAAAAGATGGTAATCATGAGCAGCCTTTCAAGCTATCTAATATGATACGTTGGATGGTGCATTTGGATAATCTTGGAATGTCTGATGTAGTTCAAAACCCTAATAATACTCTAGCTGACGTATGCGAATGGTTTAGATCTCATAGAGGTATTGGTCCATACTTTGCGTATCACCCGCCTTGCAACTTTAGTCGATGCTCTGATTTACCGCACATTGATGAAGACGAAGATTACTGTTTGGTTGGTCCTGGCGCTAAGCGCGGTCTT